AACCAGATCGGAAAGACCACGGCCGGGCTCGCCGAGGTCCATTGGCGGTGCATGGGCCTGCACCCGCACCTTGAGACGCGCCAGCCGCCCATCGAGGCGTGGGTCATCTGCGCAAGCTGGTCGCAGTCGCTCGCCATCCAGGCGAAGTTCCACGCCATCGCCGGGCGTTACCTCGTCGCCGAGACCCGCTTTGACGCGGTGAACGGCTTTCACGCCAACCGGCCGACCGCCCGCTACCCGAACGGCTCGATTGTCCGGTTCAAGACGACGCAGCAGAACAGCCTCGACCTGGCGGGCGCGACGATTGACCTCGCGATGTTCGACGAGCCGCCGAAGTCGCCGCGCATCTTCGAAGAGGTCCGCAAGCGACTCCTTCGGCGGCAGGGCGTGCTCTTGATGTGCCTCACGCCGGTCAACGCTCCGTGCGGGTGGCTGCGCGAGCTGTGCGAGGCCGGGCAGGTCGCGGACCATCACTGGCGCATGGAGCCCGAGGCGCTCATCCCTGTCGGCGACACCGAGCCCCTCGAGCTGCCCGACGGCACGCCGATGGACGAGGCGTGGATCGACGAGCTCCGGCGCAACACGCTGCCGCAAGAGGTGCCGGTCGTGGTCGACGGCGAGTGGGAGATGCGCGTCGAGGGGCGCGTGTTCTCGCAGTTCGACGCGACCACGATGATCGGCGACTCCCCGCCCGAGGGCGAGGTCACGGTGTGCGTCGGGATCGACCACGGCTCGAAGGTCGGCAAGCAATGCGCGGTGCTGGTGCTCGTCGACAAGTCGGGCGATCAGGACCGGGTGATCATCTGGGACGAGTACGTCGGCGCCGAGAACACCAGCACGACGGACGACGCCCGCGGGATCCTCGACATGCTGCGCAGGAATCAGATCCGATGGTCGCAGCTCGACGAGGTGTGGGGTGACCGGCTCTACATCCGAGGCCCGGCCGACAAGAAGTCGAACCGCGACCTCATCGACGCCGTCGCGCGTCTACTGCGTGTGCCGTCGGCCTCGCTGTCGCCCTCGATCCGCACCGTCAAGCGCGGCGCCGGTCGCGGCAAGGGCTCTGTCGACGCGGGCTGCCGCTACCTCCACCAGGCAATGGTCCACGACGGGCACTTCCAGGTGCACCCGCGGTGCGAAGCCGTGATCGACGCGCTACAGAAGTGGGACTACCGAGACGACGACTACAAGGACAAGATCGACGCGGTGCGCTATGCTCTGCAGAGGCAGATCTTCGCGCCGCGCCGCAAGCGCGACCGGCGCCGCCTCTACCTGTATTGAGGTCCGCCCGTGTACCAGCCCGGCTTCCCCGATTACCCGTCGCTCCCGAACCCGCCCACGCCGCAGAACGCAGGCGAGGCGAGCCGGTGGGAGGAGACGCGGCGCCGGCGCCGGATGCTCGAGGGGACCTGGCGCGACGACCTCGAGCAGCGACTGCAGGAGCACCTCGGCAGCGTCCGCCGCGACGCCTGGGGTCCGCTGAGTCTCGCGCTGAACCCGTTCCGCTCGATCACGACCGAGCTGTCGGTGCTCTACGACCAGACGCCGACGGTCCTGCACGACCAGGTCGCGGATCCGGGCATCGCTCGACAGCTTGAGATCGCCGGGCTCTGGCAGATGATGCAGCGGGTGCAGGTCTACACGCTCGGGCTGAACGAGTGCTTCGTGCGCCCGCACTGCGACGAGCGCGGGCGGTTCTCGTTCCGCATGGTGACGCCCGACTTCGTGCGGGCCTACGCGACGATGGACGACCCGCGCAACCCGGTCGCGATCATCGAGTACCGGATGCGACGGCTCCCGCCGGCCGTCGAGGGCGGCAAGCGCGAGCTCGGCTGGACCGCGGACTACTACGACGTCGCCGACCCCGAGAGCCCGGTCTACCGGGTGCATGCGGTCGACGAGAACGGCAAGCTCGGCGCGGACCTCTCGCCCTTCTACCTGGGCGGCGACTTTTCGGGCGAGGCCTACCCGTTCCGCCGGTCCTCGGGTCGGCCCTTCCTGCCGTGGCAGCTCTACCATGCGAGCGGCGGCGCGCAGCACCTGTTTTCGCCCTACGACGGGCAGGAGCTCGTCGAGGCGTCGCTTGACCTGTCGGTGCTGCATCAGATGGTCGTGCACACGTTCCGCGATGCGAGCTGGCCGCAGCGGTACGTCGTCAACCTGCAGCCCGCGGGCGTGTCTGTCGTCGAGACCGTGGACGGCGCCCGGGCCGAGGTCGTCACCGATCCGGCGTCGCTCATCCAGTTCGAGAGCATCCCCGACTCCGACGGGCAGGGCCAGCCGATGATCGGGCAGTTCAGCGCGGGCGGCGACCCCGGGAAGATGGAGGAGACGCTCGCCAACATGGCCGGTCGCGTGGCCTCCGATGCGGGCGTGCCTCCCTCCGACATTCAGCGGCTCGGCGGCACGGCGCGCAGCGGCGCCGCGATCTCGCTCACCAACGACGGCAAGCGCAAGGCGCAGCGGCGATACGCGGGCGTGTTCCGCGGCTCCGACGAGCGGCTCGTCGGGATCTGCGCGGCGCTCTACAACCGCGCGACCGGAGCCGTCGAGGGGCAGCGCTACGTCGAGGGCGGCTACCGGGTGCTGTACCACGAGCTCCCGCTCTCGCCCGACGAGCGCCGCGCGCGTCGGGAGGACGTGATCGCGATGCTCGAGGCCGGGCTCATCTCGCCGGTCGGCGCGTACATGGAGCTGCACCCGGGCGCCACGAAGGCGCAGGCGACGCGGGCGATCCTCGAGATCCGAGACCCCGACCTCGCCGACGACTTCCGAGACGACGAGGACGAGGACGCCGACGCCTGATGCCGCCGTTCCGCCCGCCCGTCACCGTCGCCCGCAACGCAGAGCGCGCCCTCGAAGTGCGCGAGGCGGCTCCGCCGTCGCAGCGCGGGCTTACCGCTGTCGGCATCGCCCGGGCGCGCGACCTCGGCAACCGCCGGAACGTCTCGATCGCGACGCTCCGCAGGATGCTCGGCTACCTGTCTCGGCACCTCGTCGACAAGCAGGGCGCGACCTGGGGCGAGCGCGGGAAGGGCTGGGTAGCGTGGCACGCCTGGGGCGGTGACGCCGGCGGGCGGTGGGCGATCCGCGAGCTGAGGCGTAACGACGCCGAGTGGTTCGAGACTTGGTCAAGAGGGGCCAGAAACCGGGCGCTGATGCGCCATCTGAGGAGAGAGAGACGATGAGCGACGACAACGGCACCCCGCCGCAGGCGGACAACCACGTTCCCTACCAGCGGTTCAGCAAGGTGGTCGAGCAGCGCGCAGCCCTCGAGGCCCGCGTCGCCGAGCTCGAAGCCGAGGCGCAGCGGCTGCAGGAGCGCGCCGCGACGGCCGACACGCTGTCGCAGCAGGTGCAGCACTGGCAGACGCAGGCGCAGCAGTACGAGCAGAACCTTGGCAACTACCAGGCCGCGGCCCGCGTGGGCGTCACTGACCCCGAGCTGTACGAGGCCGCGCAGTGGGCGCACAGCCGACTCCCCGAGCAGGACCGGCCCTCGTTCGCCGACGCGCTGCAGGCATGGAAGTCGGACCCGACGCAGGCGCCTCTCGTTCTCCGGCCGCACCTGCAGCCGGCGCCGGCGCCCGCGGCACCGCAGGCCGCGCCGGCGCCGGGGCAGCCCGCGCCCAACCCGAACAACGGCGCGCAGGCGTTCGCCGAGGCCCCGAAGGCCCTCGACGTCATGGACATGACCCTTGAGCAGTACAAGGCGCAGCGCGAGCGGTTCAAGGGCACGTCGCTCATCTGAGTTGACGGGCTGCACGGGAGGTAGTAGGCTTTCCGTGTAGCCCCTCGGGTCGCTCCCCGTAAAACGCGCGCTGGGCCTGGACGAACCACCCACGCACGCACACACGGGAGCCTCCTATGGCGAACGAAGTCCTCTACTCCGGTCTCGGCGATCTGCGCCTGGCGAAGATCCTCAACAACGAGATCCAGCTCCTCCTCGCGGACCGCTTCTCGCTCCGCAACCACCCGAGCATCCTGAACGCCGGCAACATCGCCGGGCGCGGCTCGTCCGTGCTCTCGATCCCGCAGGCCGGGCTCGACGGGTACGACCTGATGACCGCGGTGGGCTCCGAGACGAGCAGCGCCTCGAACGTCGCGCTCACCGACGCGAGCGCCGACATCACGATCGCCCGCTACGCCCTGCGTCGCGAGATCAGCGACCTCGCCAACATGACCGACTCCGTCGGGCTGAACGTCGAGCGCCTCGCCGCCGACATGGTGGGCGGGTACGAGATGGCCGTCACCAACGCGATCTGCGACACGATCGACGGCTTCACCGCCACCGCCGGCACCAGCGGCGTCGACCTCTCCGTCGACGACTTCTTCTCGGCGCTGTTCACGCTCGAGCAGGCCAGCGTCCAGACGCCCTACGTCTGCGTGCTCCACCCGGTCCAGGTCACCGACCTGCAGAACAGCATCCGGGCCGAGGGCGGCGCGCTGCAGTACATCGCCGCGACGCAGGAGATGCTCATGGCGAAGGGGCAGGGTTTCGCCGGCTCCTTCCTCGGTGTCGACATCTTCAAGTCCTCCAAGGTCCCGACGGCGAACGCCGGCGCCGACCGGGCGGGCGCGATGATGGGCTACGGCGCGGTCGGCATGGCCGAGGGCGCGGTGCGCCCCATCGCCGCTCTCGGTGGCGCCCTGCAGTTCCCCGCCGGCACCGTGATCGCCGTCGAGTACGAGCGCACCAGCGCGAGCGCCCTGACCAGCATCACGGGGAACGCCTACTTCGGCGTCGCGCTCCTGCAGGACAGCATGGGCGTTTCGATCATCACCGACGCCTGAGTCTCCGGCCGGGGCTGGGTGGGGGCTTCCCGCTCTCTCTCTGGCCCCGGCCCGGCCCCGGCCCCTACACCCTCACCCATCACCCGCAAGAGAGAGAGCAATGCCAACCGACTTCCACGGAGGCGGCCGCGCACCGCACCGACGCCAGCGCGGCGCCCCGAGCGTACTCAACGAGCCGGCCCGGCCTGACTTCACGCTCACGCATCACCCGGCCCGGTGGCAGGAGCTCGACGGCGAGCTGCTCCCCCTGCTCGGCCGGATGAGCCACGCCCGCGGAGTCAACAACATCGACCACTTCGGCGACACGACCCGCGCCGAGGTCAACCTCTCCAAGAAGGGGTGGACGCTCATCCCGCCCGAGGCGTGCCCCGCGGCGGTCTCGCCCGACGGGATCCCGGGTTACGTCCGCGTGTTCGACGGGCGCACCGGCCCGATCCACGTCACCGCCTGGGAGCGCCCGCGCGCGCTGGGCTCCCGAGTGGTCTGGGACCGCGACGAGCAGGGGTACCGGCAGTGGCTGCGCCACCTGATGGCGGAGGGCTACATCGCGCGCCCTGACGGCACGGTGGTCGAGTACCTGCGTGAGCAGCTCATGTCGAAGCGCGAGCGCAAGGCGGCCGCGGCCGACCTCAACCCCTACGCCCGGCAGGCTGTCGAGCAGATCGACAAGGCCCTTGAGCGGCTCGACGCCGCGTGGGCGAAGGTCTCCGGCGCCGACCAGGCCGCCGAGGCCGAGCCCGCCCCCAAGGCGCGCAGCCGACGGGGTGCGGAGTGAGCGGCGAGAAGCGGGAGATCCGCGAGGCGCGCGACAAGTTCGAGCGCCGGCTCGTCGAGCACGGTGTGCCGCAGCGTGAGGCGCGGCAGGAAGCAATCAAGCAGGCCCAGAAGGCCGACCGCAAGCAGAGGTAGACATGCCCAAGATCGGAAACGCAGCCCTCGGGCGCCCCCTCGTTCGCCGCCGCGTCATCATCGAGGCGAGCGAGCTCAACGCCGCCGCGACGACGCAGAGCGTCTCGCTCGGCACGCTCCCGACCGGCGCCGTCGTCGAGCAGGTGTTCCACGAGGTCCCGGTGCTGCTCGCCGATGCGGGCTCGATCTCGGCCGTCGCCCTCGAGGTCGGCACCTCGGGCGATCCTGACTACCTCATCGCGTCGACCTCGGTGTTCACCGGCGGCACGCAGACCCGGCAGGCCGGCGCCGGCACCGGCGACCGCGTCGCCCTCGGCGCGACCGAGGTGCTCGCCAAGTTCACCGCGTCGGGCGCCAACTTCGGCGACGGCAGCACCTCCGACCTCGACGCCGGGCTCGTCGTCGTCACGATGCTGTACCGGGTGGTCTGAACGTGGCGCACAACGGTACGACCTTCCTCGCCGCGCGGTTCGCGCTCCCCGACCTGATCGTCAGGGGGCGCGACTCGCACGCGGTGTTGGAGGTCTACCAGAACGGCGCGCGGCAGAGCCTGTCGGCGGCGAGCGCCACGGTTTACCGGCCCGACGGGACGACGTTCGCAACACCAACGGTCGTACTCTCGGACGGCAACAAGCTCGGCACGGTCAACATCACGGGCGCATCCACCGGATCCGAAACACTCGGGGACGGGTGGAGGATTGCCTACGTCGTGACCGTCGGTGGTGACGTCTACGAGTTCGCGAACGAGGCGATGCTTGTCCGCTCGGCGCTCTACCCGGTGCTCACCGACGCGGACCTCTACAAGCGCGTGTCGAGCCTGGATCCCGACGGCACCACGCCGATCACGAGCCTCGCGTCGTTCCAGGACTTCCGGGACGAGGCGTGGATCGAGATATCGCAGCGGCTGATCCAAGAGGGCAACCGGCCGGCGCTGGTGCTCTCCCCGACCGCGCTGCGTGGCGCGCATCTCGAGCTGACCCTCGCGATCGTGTTCGAGGACCTCTCGACGCGGCTGAACGAGGCCTACGAAGCTCGGGCGCAGCAGTACCGCCGGCAGTACGAGCAGACCTGGCGCCGCCTCACGTTCCGGTATGACGCGGACGAGGACGGCACGCCCGACGACACCCGCCGGCGTCGCGGACACGGTACGCTCTGGATGTGCGGCGGCCGCGCACGGTCTGTCCGATGAGCGCGCTCACCGTCGCCGCGATCCGGCAGCGCGTCGAGGCCGCTCTCGTCGCTCAGGCTGGGTTCACGAAGTCGCGGTTCCACCCCGACCTCTTCGGGATGGACGCGCGCCTGCTCATGCACGGGGCGTTCGCCGTGGGCGCCCCGCTCACCGAGGCGCACCCGACCACGCAGCGACAGCGCCGCGCCGAGGGCGTGCTCGTCAACACGTCGATCTCCGTCCGCGTCGCCGGCAACCACCGAGCAGACAACCAGGTCGCCGACTTCGACGCCTTGCTCGCCCTCGAGGGCACCGCGATCACGACCGTCGAGGGCATCTCGCGCGAGAACCTGCACATCGTGTTCGAGAGCGCCGCGCGCGAGCCAACGACCGAGTTCGAGTTTCTTCTCTCGACCATCACCTTCCGAGCCATCCACCGGCTCGCTCTGCAGTAGGAGCCAACCATGGCCGCTTCGACCGTCATCAAGCACCTCTACGACGGATCCATCACCGTGGAGGACGGCACGACGCCGGCCGCGGTGTCCCTGTCGATCCCGTTCACCGTGGGCGACCTGTCCCTCGACGGGCTCATGGAGTCGCAGCGCGCCGTGCAGGCGTACCAGACGCGCGGCACGCTGCACTCCGTGCGGCTCGCGGCCCGCGAGTTCCCGACCGTCACCTTCTCGGCGCAGCTCGCAGACCTGAGCGACGGCACCGACGGCACGCTCGTCGACTTCGCGCTCAAGCAGGCGTCGTACAGCTCCAACGTCTCGACCCTGACGGGCTCCGACGTCTACGCGGTCAAGATCACCCTGACCGTCGAGGGCACCGACCTGGGCGACGCCGCCGACCACACCATCGTGCTCGACGACGTCCACGTCACCGTCGCGATCGCCGAGGGCGAGCCCGACACCGTCACGATCTCCGGCACGGTCTACGGCTCGATCACCATGACCTGAGAGCCCACGCGGGCAGAGAGAGAGCACCGATGAGCATCACCGTTTCCCTCGCAGGCGTCGACGTGCCCCTCAAGGCGCCGGCGTCCGCGTCCGCGCGATGGGACGTCTACAGCGCAGCCACGAGCAACCCGAACCGCGCTTTTGCGGCGGCCCTCGCGCTGTGCTGGGACGGACCCAACAAGCCGCGCACCCGCCTCGCGCAGCACCGATTCGACGCGCTCGCGTGGGGCGGTGCCGTCCTGGACGAGCTCGTCGACCGGGGCGTCCCGCTGCCCGAGGTCATCGGCGCCGGCCTGCGCGCCTGGCATCTCTGCGGCGAAGGCCTCATCACGGGCGACGAGGTCAAGGAGGCCGAGGGTTTCTCGAGCGGCGAGGGGGCGTAGACCGCGCCATCCTCGCCGTTTGTCGAGACTACAGCATCACCCCGCCCGAGTTCCGCGGGCTACCCCGAGAGGACCGGATCGCGATGCTCGCCGACGCCACCCTTCGAGCCCGCGAGATGCAGAAGGCGACGGGCAAGGCGTCGAAGCCGCGGCCGCGCTACAATGCGAGCAGCACCGGCGAGCAGTTCTGGACGGGCGGGTAGCATGGCGATCACGGGCGGCCTGACGTTCCAGAGCGAGCAGGTGTTGCGGCGCCTGCGCGACTCTGTCGACCCGCGCTCGGCTCGCCTGCGTCGCGTCATCGGCGACATGCAAAAGGCCGTCGAGAAGCTCGAAGCCGAGGCCAAAGTCGGGTGGCCCGTAGACCGCAACACGAAGGGCAACCCGATCCGAAAGAAGGCCGGGCAGGAGCACTCGATCGAGCTGTTCGGCACGCGCATGACCCTCACGGGATCGCGCATCATCGCGACGGTCTACAACACGGCGCCGTACGGCTACTACATCAAGTCAGTGATGACGGGCGAGACGACCGCAGAGCAGCGGCGCCGGCACATCTGGCGAGACGGTGTGCCGCAAGATCGGTACGACGCGCAGCGCAGGGTCGGCACGAAGCGATCCGCGTTCGTGCAGCAGATGCGCACGCCCGGCCGCAAGATGGCCCGGCGACTCTCGCGCGAACTTGAGCAGGACCTCGTCGCGGTGCTGCAGGGGGTGCTCTGATGGCAGCAGGACGCGAGACGATCTCCCTCAGCTTTCAGGCCGAGCTCGGCGACCTCAAGCGGCAGCTCGGCACGCTCCCGGGCG